ACACTATAGCCTACACTCTTTCCCTACAAGGCGCGTTCTCTTTCAGGTCGGCGGCGTTCTGTTCGAGCCATTGTTCCGCTTCTAACACTTGTTCCGCCCGATGTTTCCTGTATTCAACGTTAGCACTGGTCACCTCTTCGTCTCCCAGTAACGAATCAATGATAAGCTTGGCATCCGTTAGACTGTATGTAACATCGGTACAGGTAGTTGACTCTGCGGGTGCTATCCACCATTCACCATCGCGCTTGTCGATACGGTATCCACGGTATGCATACTCGCCGGTGGTGTTGTCTTTAACTGCTTTGAAATTTTGCATGATAATGATTCTCATTCCCGAATCCGGTCGGGTCTCCGTTGCCTAATGGCGAAGCCATTAGACCGTGAATATCCCTATCGGTCAATGGCCTTTCCGGACAATCGTATGATAATTGTTACTATTTACTATTTGAATACAATCTTGGGGGTGTGCGTTGTGGTTCCCGATCACACTTGCTCCCGTATAACAATCAGGCTGTCCGGTTTCAATCAGGCTTGACTGTTTATTCCACATAGTCTGTTTATGCAAGGGGGTCGGGGGGCCAATTTACATACCCCGCCGCGAAGGGTGCCACTCAGACTTGAGAAAAGGCCAAATAAAGCGCTTTAATGCTGGGGGGTGCAAATAAGTCTGAAAACCAGACATACCGTGGCTTTGCGACGTTTAATTGTGAGACATATAACGGGGGGAGTAGACAGATGTGCTCAACGCAGTTGCCATGCCGGAGGCATAACAGTAAATAATTAACAAATATGAAAGAAATATGTCGAAAAGTATTGACTTTGTCTTAAAAATATGGTACAATAATACTATAAAGAAGAAAAGATAAACCTCTTTAGCTCTTTCTTCTTATTAAGTGTAGGTTTTTAGTGTACTGTTTAATGTACACTATCCATCCATCCAGTAGCAAAGCTATCAGTCTAATTTATGTACCTTAAGGAGGTGATCTGTGTCTACACCGAAGTCTGGGAACCCTGTAGGGAGGCCAAAGGCTAAGAAATTACCTCGCGGTCGCCCTAAAGGACAGGAAACCATCATGCGAGAATACCGTATGAGGATGCTCCAGTCTCCCAAGTCGTCTAAGGTGTTGCAAGCTGTTCTGGACACTGCATGTGACCCAGAGCATAAGAACTGGGCAGCAGCCTCTAAGCTGGTAGTGGAGAGGTTGATGCCCTTGCAGGCGTTTAATGAAATTAAAGCAGAGAACAACAAGATAGAGATTAACATTACAGGTCTAGCTGCTACTGTCTCAACGGAAGATACAGTGGAAGCTGAGTTTACGGAGGTTGAGGAGGGGTGAAGATCATTCTAGCCTCTATTCTACTGGCTCAGACTGTATCACCTATCAGTGGTTTGACTGTATGTGAGCTTGTACGCAAAGCTATCAGTCTCGGAGCAACCTATGAAGAGATTGAAGCAGTACTTAAAGGACACTCAGAAGGTTTAGAGTGCTTACGGAGAGAATATATTGAAACTTAACCTATCCCTGCTCCCGTGGCAGCTTGAAGTTATGGCTGAACCTGAGCGATTCAAGGTTATTGGAGCTGGACGTAGAACAGGAAAGAGTCACCTAGCGGCTGTAACACTGGTTCTAGCAGCCCTAGACGATAAGCCGGGTAAGGTGTTCTATGTTGCCCCCACACAGGGGATGGCTAGGGACATTATGTGGGATAAGCTGTACGAGATTGCTGGTGATATCATTGAAAGCCACAATATCAACAACCTCACACTCACGCTGACCAATGGAGCCACCATATACTTGAAGGGTGCAGATCGTCCAGATACTCTTCGGGGCGTAAGCCTTAAGCACCTTGTGTTGGACGAATACGCTTTTATGAAACCTGATGTCTTCGACAGCATCCTTCGTCCAACCCTCTCCGATAGGAAGGGTACATGTATCTTTATCGGGACACCCGAAGGAAGGAACCACTTCTATGACCTCTACGAGAGGGCGAAGAGTGGGACAGACGAAGGATGGGGTGCATGGCACTACACGTCTTACGATAACCCTACAATGGATAAGGAGGAGGTAGATCACGCTAGAGCTACCCTCCCTAACTGGGCCTTCCAGCAGGAATACATGGCCTCCTTCAGTGCTCAGGGTAGCGAGCACTTTGACGTAGATCACTTCAACTACTACGACAAGCTAGATACTAGCGTCCCCGGAGATTTCTTCATAGCAGTGGATTTGGCTGGCTTTGAGGAGAAGAAGGGCAGTAAGACTGCCAAGCGGGACAACAGTGCCATAGCATGTGTATACGTCACAGACGACGGTGACTGGCATGTTGAGGATATCATCTACGGTAGGTGGACACTGGCAGAGACAGCAGAGAAGATATTCGGCGCTGTCGAGAAGTACAGACCACAGAGCATAGGGATAGAGAAGGGCCTAGCACAACAGGCCGTTATGCAACCTCTGCAAGACCTTATGCGCCGTACCAGCCGTGTATTCAGGATTGAGATGCTGAGTCACGGTAATACAAAGAAGACAGACAGAATACTATGGGCCTTAGCAGGCAGGTTTGAGAACGGTTTTATTAACCTCAAGCAGGATAAACGATGGAACCTAGCCTTCATAGATGAGGCCAGTAACTTCCCCTCTACTCTGGTACACGATGATTTGATTGACGCTCTCTCTTATGTCGATCAGATGGTAACCATCCCGTACAGGTCAGAGATGGATTTTGACACTGACTGGGAACCACTTGACGCAATTTCAGGATACTAGACATGAGCGAAGGCTTTAAGGAAGAGATCGACCACGCAGCAATGGACTTGGATATCACCGATTGGGTGATAGATCAGGCTAACGAATGGCGTGACTACTTCGATTCTAATTACGATGACAAGTTTCAGGAGTACTACCGTCTGTGGCGTTGCCAGTGGGCTGAGGAAGACAAGACTCGTGATTCTGAGCGTAGTCGCCTTATCGCACCCGCTACCCAGCAGGCTGTGGAATCTAACGTAGCTGAACTCGAAGAGGCTTCATTCGGTAAGACAGGCGTTCTCTTTGATGTTGAGAACCCCGGACTGGAGAATGACCCACAGATCGAGGTACTGCGTAACAACCTTACAGAAGACTTCGAGTTAGGTCGTATTCGTGCGTCTATCGGTGAAGTGTTGATTAACGCTGCTGTATACGGTACAGGCGTTGCTGAGATCAATATCGAAGAGCAGATGGTCTACACTCCAGCTACCCAACCTATGATGGATGGGGCGTTAGAGGAGATAGGTGTACAGGAAGAATACCGTACAGTCATCAAGCTGAACCCTCTGCAACCACAGAACTTCCTTATCGATCCAACGGCCACATGCGTAGAAGATGCTAAAGGTTGTGTCGTTGAAGAGTATGTATCCCTACACTCAGTAGAGATGCAGCAGGAGTCAGGTATATATGACAGTACAGTGGTGGTAGGTGTTGCCGCTGCTGATGACGATATCGAAGCAGACCGTGAGCTTACCACTGAAGCCACTGACCGTGTACGTTTGACTAAGTACTACGGCCTTGTACCTCGTGAAGCCCTTGAGAATCACGGTGTAGAGGTAGAGTCCAAAGACATGTATGTAGAGGCTATCGTAGTTATTGCCAACGAAGGCCAGCTACTTAAAGCTATTGAAAGTCCCTATATGTGTAAAGATCGCCCTATTGTGGCGTTCGCTTGGGATGTAGTTCCTAGTCGCTTCTGGGGGCGTGGAGTCTGTGAGAAGGGCTATATGAGCCAGAAAGCCCTAGATGCGGAGATGCGAGCACGTATCGATGCATTAGGACTCACAACCCACCCCATGATGGGTGTCGATGCTACCCGCGTCCCCAGAGGAGCTAGTTTTGAGGTTCGCCCCGGCAAGATGTTTATGACCAATGGCAATCCTCAGGAGATTCTTACTCCGTTCCACTTCGGGCAGGTCGATCAGATCACCTTCGCTCAAGCTGGAGCATTACAGGAGATGGTACAGAGTGCCACAGGTGCTGTTGATTCAGCAGGTCTTGCTGGAGCCATGAATGGAGACGGTACAGCAGCAGGGGCCTCTATGTCCCTCGGTGCTATCATCAAGCGACAGAAGCGCACCCTCGTGAACTTCCAAGAGAACTTCCTGATGCCGTTCGTCCGTAAGGCCGCACAGCGTTACATGCAGTTCGACCCAGAGCGTTACCCTGTAGGAGATTACAAGTTCCGAGTGATAGGTTCGCTAGGTGTTATAGCTCGTGAGTACGAAGTAGGACAGCTTACACAGCTTATCCAGAGTCTACCTCCCGGCACTCCAGCACACACAGCTATCATGTCAGCTATCGTAGAACACCTACAGGTAGCCAACAGAGAACAGGTCATGGAGGCAATCAACAAACCCCCAGAGCCAGACCCTGAAGCAGCAGAACTGGCCAAGAAGAAGCAAGAGATGGAGATACAGGTTCTCCAAGGTCAGATCGGCGTGTTACAGAGTCAGGCTGCTGAGTCTAACGCTAGAGCACAGAAGTACATGGTTGAAGCAGAGCTTGCTCCGAAAGAAACCATTATGAAGTATAGCGACATGAACAACGACGGTCAGATGGATGTAGACTTCGAACAGAAGATGCGACTGGCAGACCTTGATATCAGATACCGTCAGCTAGAGCAGCAAGAGAAAGAAAAACAAACCTTTGAGAAGGAAGGTGCTGAAGCAGAGCTGATACGTCAACTGACAGAGCAAGGGGATGAGAGTGCAAGACCTAACGATTCTGGCGCTACTGAAGCGCCTACAGGATAAGGTTAATTCCATATCCAAGCAGGTTGGCCCTAAGGGTGACCAAGGGCCAGCAGGCAAGGACGGTACAAGCATAAAGGGCGAGAAGGGCGACACTGGAGAGATGGGTGTTGGTCAAGATGGCCGAGATGGGGATGAAGGCCCCGCAGGTAAGAATGGAGAAGATGGGGTTGGGATATCAGGCGTTACACTTGGTATTGACGACTCGATCATCTTCCAGCTCTCTAACGGAGACGAAGCTAGTGTAGAGCTACCGCTTACTCAGGGTTCTGGCGATACCATTATCAACAAGGTTGGTGGCGGTAGTGGAACCTCCGGAGGCTCTCAAGGGCCTCAAGGCCCTGCTGGTTCTGACGGAGCTGACGGTGCCGATGGTGCAGATGGCACTAACGGCAACGATGGAGCACCCGGCCAAGACGGACAGGATGGAGCACCGGGTGAAGACGGAGCACCGGGGATAGATGGACAAGATGGTGCCGATGGTGCAGACGGCGCTCAAGGCCCAGCGGGAGCTGACGGCACTAACGGTACAGACGGCACTAACGGTACAGATGGTACTGACGGAATTGACGGTAACGATGGAGCTGACTCTACTGTAGCTGGCCCTCAAGGTGATGTTGGCCCACAAGGGCCAGAAGGCCCCGCAGGTACTAACGGAACTAACGGAACTAACGGAATTGACGGAGCTGACGGAACTGACGGTGCAGATTCAACCGTACCGGGGCCAACAGGCCCAGAAGGGCCGCAAGGCCCACAAGGTGAACCCGGAGAATCTGGTGGTGGCTCTGACGCGACTGCACTGGCATATGCAAAGGGTGCGGGTCTTGCAGTAGAGCAGGGATTACTTGCCGCAGACGGACAGCCTGCCAAGACGGTACTAGCTGTTGGTGCAACTAGCACTGGTAAAGTTCAGGGCTGTAGCTTGGGTGACGGTAACGTCGTTGAGGTGTATGCCACTGGTGCTGACTTCAACAATGCTACTGTCTTGTACCGCGAGTTCATGGCTGCAGGGGAACCTATCTGCTTTACAGGTTTGAGTCCCGGCGCGATCATTACCAGCACTCAGGGTTTCTACGGAATGGGCGAGCAGGTTAACGGTAACTACGAAAGCCCTATGCCATTGCTGAGTCTCGGTTTATCGTTCACGAGTACGTTTGTCTACTGCTTTCGTAATTCAAACAACGCACCGGGGGCTGGCAACTCGACAGGACAGATCGTCATTGTCAATGGTGCGCTCCCTTCTACAGTGACACTCAGCCGTAACGGTAATCAGGTTTCTGGACAAACGCCTAAAGACCTAGAGCCGTTTGAGCTTTGCTACTTTTACAGTAGTGCTAACGGTGAATACCTCATTGAGGCAACGTCACCTGTCATGGGATGCGTTCAGGCATTCATGGGGACTAATCCTGCTATTGAGCCGGGAGACTCTGGTCATTCAAGTCAGAGATTCTACGACGCTCGCCTAATCATGCCACTAACTAACGACGGTATAACATGGCCTCGCTCTGGTTATGTAAGTGCGCCTTATTCCAACACTGAATCTAAGTACTACGTGCGTGATGGCGCTACTGGCAACTTTCCAACGGTCAGTCCCGGCTCGCCCGTAGACTTCGATGCTAGTAGCAGTACAGGTGCAAACGATGCGGACTACGAGCCGCGAGGCTGTACACGCCTACGAGCATCCGGTCTGGTATCGGCGTACTCAGGTGCAGATAGTGCTGGGCTAGAGGCTTCACCGATGATTCCTGTAGCGGCTATGTCGCAAGTGGTTGCACAGCCCTTCTGGATTGACGATTCAGGTGATGGTGGTAACTCTGGCATTGCTATCGGAAGTCCCTATGAAGGAACTGCCAAGGTCTACGCTTGGAACGGAACAACAGGTGTTGCTGATCTGGCCTATACAGTACCACTAGGTAGAGGAACTGCAGGACAGGGAATCGCTCCGACAACACCCGAAGACCAGTACATACCTTGCGCTGGAATGGTGGCTAACGAATCGGGGCTTGCCGCTGACCCTTCAGTTGTTCAGCTAGTAAATGATCTGGCTCCCGGCTACATTGTGGCTGACGTTCCGATCACAGTGGTGGCACAGAACGCCTTGCCTTCGTTGACACCGGACATACGCTCACAGAACGGAACAGTAACGCCTTCAGTTGTGTCTGACGATGACGAGACATTGATGCTCGGGTGGACTCCTCCACAGAAAAAAGCAGAGGTCACTGAAGACGCAGATGGTTTTACTCGCAAGAGAGTAATCGACAACACAGGCGGTACTACATGGCCTTTAACATAACGGGTAAACCATGTCAACTATATCACAATTCACACCAGCTAAACTAAAGGCTTGGATCGAGCTGTACTCTGGAACCATAGTTGGCCCTCAGGGGCCTCAAGGTATTCAGGGTATTCAGGGTAACGTTGGCAATGACGGTGCCGATGGGAATGAATTCGCTACAGGTGGTAACGTCACTGCTTACTCAACAGTAGACACTGTAGGAGACATATACTACCACAACAACGGTACGGTGTATCAAGTCACTGGAGGAGCGACCTTTATATCCATCGGTATATGGGAAGGTACTACTGGTGCTACTGGCCCACAGGGGCCAGCAGGTGCTGACGGCGCACTAAACGCTCTACCCTTGACTGGAGGCACACTCACTGGTGGTGTTACACAGACTGCTGGCGACTATCTAAACACCGGAACAGGCACTATCGCAACTGGTGTAGGTAACGGCTCTGTCGCCATGACGATCAATGACGGGCAAGGTAACGCTAACCTCACCTTTAACCACATTGACGGTGTAGCAGATCAAGCTGGTAACGTAGGAAGGATTGTAGTCAATACTGACAGCACCTCTAGTGCTACAATGTCCTTCGAGATTAAGAGTAACGGTACTGCCGGAGCAGTAGACTCAGGGCCAGCGGCCATGTCTATTACCGAGTCAGGTGTGACTGCTACTACCTTCGTAGGTGCCTTGAGCGGTAATGCTACAACCTGTACAACTGCTGACAACTCCTTACTATTAGGTGGTGCTGCTGCGAGCGATACGGCAGGGAACAGCACGATTGTTAAGCGCTCAAGCTCAGGCTATATCAGGGCTAACTATTTCAATACAACCGCTAATACCGTGACCGCTGCCCCTAGTAAATACTTTGTAGAGACAAGCAGTGACGGCTACATCCGTAAGATGACGCTGGCCAATATGCGTACCAACTTGGGTATCACCAAGGCGCACATTGACACGTTGAATGTGGATGCCGATACCTTGGACGGTATTAACAGTAGTTCGTTTGTGCGCTCTAATGCCACCGACACAATCTCTGGTGCGATTACCCACAGTAACCACCTCACCATGCAGGACAGCAAGTTCCTCTACCTCGGTACAGGTAATGACACTCGATTGTGGTTCAACGGTTCTCACACGTATTTTGACATTGGTGTTGCAACAACAGGAAGTAATCTCTATATCCGTGATGGTACTACCACACGGTTCACCTTCGATGATGCAGGACACCTTACAGCCACAGGTAATATGACTGCCACTACCTTTAACGGTGCTCTGTCAGGTAATGCTACTTCAGCTACCACAGCGGCTGCTTGTTCTGGAGAAGCTGCTAGAGCTAAAGGTCTAAACCGTAGTGACTCTGCCTCAGACACTTACAACTTACAATTCCGTTGGAGTGCAGACAAGTCAGGCTACTGGTCTCTGCGAGGATACAACAACAACACATACCACGCCCATTGTTGGGTAGGATGGGCGGGTACGGCTGATTCAGCTAATGCACTTGGAGGACTGGCAGGTGCTACTACTGGTACAGCCAATACGGTAGCACTACGAGACGCGAGCGGTCATCTTTCATGCAATTATCTGTTTTCTGCATACGTCAACATGAATCACGGCGCTGGTAACCGTAATGCAGACACAGTGTTCTACTCAAGCACAGATAACTACATAAGGAAGAATAATAAGACAAGTTTCAAGACTTCATTGTTCACGGATAGTGACCTTACCTTCGCACAGGGAGGTGGTTGGTATATGGCGGATACTACTTGGGTTCGGGTTAAGGCCAACAAGAGGGTATACAACGGAAGCACCAACGCATCAGCCTTTGCAACCCCCGGTGATTTCACTGCTGGTTACTCAGATATGCGTCTCAAGACTCATAGAGGGAAGATCGAGGATGCTCTGGATAAGGTCTGTACGTTAGACGGTTTCTACTACGAGCGTAACGAGAAAGCAATAGAGCTAGGGTATGAAGGTGGAGAGTTACGGGTAGGTCTGAGCGCACAGCAGGTTAAAGAAGTGCTCCCAGAGGTTATCAAGAGCGCTCCGATCAACACTGACCTCGGCACAGACTACATGACTCTGGACTACGAACGAATTGTACCGCTTCTGGTGGAGGCTATCAAAGAACTGAAGGCAGAGGTAGAGGAGTTAAAGAATGGCACTTCCAGCTAGCGGACAGATAACCGTCAAGCAGATTAACGCTGAGTTCGGTGGAAGCAATACGCTCAAGTCTAACGCTACGATAGCAGGGATCAGTACTTCTAACGTAGGGTGTAAGAGCTTCTACAACCTCTCTGCAGCAATAGACCCTGTGTACATACAGGAGACCCCTGTTACAGGTACGGACGTAGCAGGTTGGAGTAACGGCGGTACAGGTACTGTAATTCAGGCTGTCAGCGGTAAGCTACAGATATCGGAGCGCGCGGTAGCCAATAAGACCATCTATAGGCAGGCCATTGCTGCTGCTCATAGGGATTTAGTGTGTACACCTTCAACTACGTACACTGTGACCTTCAGGCAGTCAGGCGGTGTCAGTTGTCTCGCACCGGGTAGAGTGAGTGTGTTCGGTACGACAGATTTCAACAGTAACTCTGCAAATGCGACTGTACTAGGTACTGTAAATTTGACATATAGCGGCTCTACAGTAACGAAATCGTTCACCTTCAGCAGTACCGTATCAGCAGTAACGATATTAGTGATATCGTATGGCACCGTCAATAACAGTACAGTGGATGGTTTTACTCAAGTATCCATCGATCAAATGAAGGTAGAAATATGAATTACACTTACGAGATAGAAGACTTCCGTCCAGAAGAGGGTTACTTGTTTGTCAGGTACAGTACAGAAGGTAAGCCAGATACATACCTCAACCTTAACCCTGAAGATTGGACAGAAGAGGGAATCAGGAAACTAATAACAAGTCAGGTACACAGAGCGTACCACAAGTGGCGGACGATTAACCTAGACACCCCAGTCCCTATCACAGGTGTTCAGACGGTTGAAGTAGAGATTATAGAAGACGAGGTTGTTGAAATCGCCCCTGACCCTATGGCTACTACAGTCTCTGAAAGGAAAGGTATGGAGCATGGTGGGGTACAATGGGGAGAATACTACTTCGATACCAGCCCTGAGAGCCAAGCCAAGATATCGGCAGCAGTAACAGGAGGTAAGTTCAGAAGCCGCCCTGTCAAGTGGAAGTGTGCAAGGGTTACAGAAGAAGGTGAGATGACCTTAGCCTACGTTCAGCTACAAGCAACTGAGGTAGAGGAAGTAGCAGCCCTGATACAAGAGCATGTACAGAAGTGCTACGACGTAGAGGCCCTGTGCTACGAGGCCCTGTTAGCAGGAGAGCCTATCGACTTTAGGGACACGTTCAATGCTTGAGATAGTTACTGGTGAGATGCCTTCAGCAGCCAAGAAGATGCTTTGGCAGGAACATAGACTGAAGTGGCGAAGTGAGACGGGTGCAGCACTGCTTAGAGATGGAGTGTGCTACGCTTTCGCAGGACTTGACCATGTAGGGGACGGAGAATACTACTGCTTCCTAGTTCGAGACTTCAACAACGTCTTCTCAGATATACCTGAAGAGAAGTGGACTGAGATACAGAGCTGGGGGACATACGAGATATTCAACTGGATGTTCAACGAGCTTAAGGCAAGCAGGGTCTACACAGACCGTAGAGAGAACAGTACAAAGATCATCCCGTCCACAGCCCGTATGGGGAACGGAGAATGGAAAGAAAACACATGGGAGTGCAAGGCTGAAGATGTAGTCTTAACTCCTACCGCGAAGCCTGACTTCGTATAACCCAAGGAGAACCAGAGATGGCCCTAATTAAAGCGCAAGACGTACAGAAAGAATTGTACGATGCAGTAGAACAGATAAATGTAATCCTCAAAGGTCTGACTTCCAGACTTGATGAGCTAGAGAAACCTAAGCCAGTGAGGAAAGCTAATGGAAAGTAATGTCGATCATACTATGTACTTTGAAGCATTGATTGACACCTTCGCTACAGTAGGTTGGAAAGCTATCATGGAAGATATGCAAGAAGGTGCTGACCAACTAACCCTAGAGAACTGTAAGACAGCAGAAGAGTTCTGGAGAGCGAAAGGACAAATGGAAGCGTATCGAAAGATGCTCAGCTATGAAGATTTCATTAGGCAGGGTTTTGAGAATTATGCTGAAGATTTATGATTACAAGTGTACGTCTACGGACAAGGTAGTAGAGAAAATGACCCATCACGGGGAAGACCTCGACTGCTCCTGCGGAAGTACACTGAAGAAGATGATTACCCCAATCTCATTTAAGCTCGACAACTCATTTCCCGGCTATGCCGATAAGTGGGCTAGAGATCACGAGAGCGGGGCCAAGAGAGGATAACAGGGCTAGCCCCCTGCCTTTTTTATTCCATAATGGGTAGAACCCACGGAGACTGTAAATGGCTGCAACGATAGTAGACGAAGTTGAAACTGAGGTAACTGAGGTAACAGAAGGTATTCCAACATCTTACGATGACTTGGTGTCAGATGAGAAACCTGAAGAGGTAGCTCCTGAACCAGAAGTCGAAGAAGAGGAAGATGATCTGCCTGAGAAGTACCAAGGTAAGACTAGAGCTGAAATTGCTCGTATGCACACTGAGGCCGAAAAAGCTATAGGACGACAGTCCAGCGAAGTTGGTGAACTTAGAGCTGCATTTGATGAGTTCGTTACCTCATCTATAAAAGAAAAGAACGCGGTAGTGGAAGAGCCTGTAGATGAGACTGACTTCTTCATTGACCCTAAAGCTGCTGTACAACGCGCAATCGACAACCATCCGAAGCTACGTCAAGCTGAGGCGGTTACGGCTGAAATGCAGAAGAGGGAAAGCCTTGCTACACTGAAGGCACAATTCCCAGATATGCAGAAGACCTTGCAAGACCCTCACTTTGTCGAGTGGGTTAAGGCTTCACCAATCCGTAGGAAACTATGGGCCTCTGCCGATACGAACTATGACGCTGAAAGTGCTGCCGAGTTGTTTAGCAACTGGGGTGAACGTGCTGATGTAGTGTCTAGGGCTAAGAAGGTAGAGAAGCAACATCAGGCCAATGAGGTGCGTAAAGCATCCACTGGAACTGCCCGTGGTAACCCTGACGCAAAGCGTGTAAAGAAAACATATCGTCGTGCAGATATACGCAGACTTATGAACAGTGATCCAGCCCGTTATGAAGCTATGGAGGCAGAAATACTTCTAGCCTATAGTGAGGGAAGGGTCAAATAATCCCTATTAAGGAATAGAAAAATGGCAGCATTTAACAACGTACCATCGGTAACTAACACTACAGCAGCGGTATTTATCCCTGAGCTGTGGTCTGATGAAGTTATCGCAGCATACGAGAAGTCACTTGTAATGGCTCCTCTCGTTCGTAACCTGAGCATGGAAGGAAAGAAGGGTGATACCATCCACATTCCTAAGCCTGTTCGTGGAGCAGCGTCAGAGAAAGTATCTGAAGCGCAAGTCACCCTGCAATCTAACACTCACACTGAGCTGGTAGTTTCCATTGACAAGCACTTTGAGTACTCAAACCACATCGAAGATATTACTGCTACTCAGGCGCTTGCGTCTTTGCGTCAGTTCTACACTGGTGATGCTGGTTACGCTCTGGCTCTTCAGAAAGATCAAGACCTGTTCGATCTCGGCAAGTGGGTTGGTAACGGTACTGGTGCAGACAACCAGACTAGCAACTCCTTCACTGACACTGCTGGTGTTCTGTCTCCTTACGTCACTGGCGTTGGCGCAGACTTCACTGACGCAGGTTTCCGTAACCTTATTCAGAAGATGGATGATGCTGACGTACCTATGGACGGACGTAAGTTCGTAATCGCTCCTGCGGTTCGTAATGCCATTATGGGTATTGATCGTTACGTGTCTAGCGACTTCGTAAACGGCAAGGGTGTTGTAAACGGTAAGATCGGTGAGCTGTACGGCATCGATATCTACGTTTCAACTAACGTGCCTACTGAAACTGGCGCTCGTGGTAACTTCTTGTTCCACTCCGATACCTTCCTCTGTGTAAACCAGAAAGGTGTTCGTTCACAGACTCAATACCAGCAGGAGTACTTGGCAACACTGTACACCGCTGATACTTTGTACGGTACTTCAATCTACCGTCCTGAGTCTGGTTTCACTCTTTGGACTGAGTAAGTCCTAACCGAACTGGCCCTCTCGGGGGCTGGTTCACTTTATCCTAGTGTACATTATTAGTGTACAGCAGTATACGGTGAACACAAAAACAACCAACACAGGGACATAGAATGTCAATATCATACAATATCACTACGAACTTCGGAGCTAAAGATGGCCTTCCTACTAATGACCCTAACAAGGTTGTTAAAGGCAGTGAGCACACGGTTGAGTTCGCGGCTATCAAGACTGCATTCCAACAGGCTGCACCAGTAGCTAACCCTACCTTTACTGGTACAGCTACCTCTCCTAGTTTCGTTGGCCCTTTGCAAGGTAATGTAACGGGTAACGTTACAGGTGCGTTGACAGGTAATGCCTCTACTGCTAGCAAGTGGGCTAACTCCCGTAAAATCACCTTCACAGGCGACTCTACAGGTACAGTGTGGATAGATGGGTCAGGTAACGTAAACTGCGCCTTAACCACGACAGCCTCTGGCTACACACACCCTAGCTATGCTACCACCAATATTAACACCTCTGGCGCTCAAGTAGTTGACGTAATCAATACAACAAGTGAAGGTCATATCAGTAGCCTGTCCAAGCGGACTATGACTCTAGCTGACCTCGGTTATACGGGTGCAACTAATGCCAACAACTACTCGCACCCATCTCACGCAGGGGACGATATAAACCTAGACACAGCCCCTATGACGGGCGCTAAGGTTTTGTCCGATTTAGACTTCAACATAACTACAGATACCTCCGGCCATGTAACAGACGCTAACGCTACATTTGCTACCCGTAATCTTACGTTGGGTAATCTTGGTTACACTGGCGCAACTAATGCCAATTACTATACACACCCTACTTCTTCAGGTAACAAGCACATACCCTCTGGTGGAGCAGCAGACCAGTGGCTAAAGTACTCAGCTAATGGTACAGCAGTGTGGGCAGCTCTTCCCGAAGGTAGTTCGTATACACACCCAACCTACAGTGCTACAAACGTAAACACATCAGGTGCCACGGTAGTAGACCAGATACAGACTAACAGTACTGGCCACGTTACGTTTATGAACACCCGTAGCCTTACACTGGGTAACCTTGGCTACACCGGAGCAACTGACGCTAACAACTATACTCACTCAGTCAACGGCACTACGAACATAAACACGTCAGGCTCTACTGTAATAGACCAGATTACTACTAGCAGTGAAGGTCATGTTACGTTTATGAATACACGTACAATGACACTTGCTGATCTCGGATACACTGGTGCGGCCAACGCTAACAACTTCACCTACACACACCCCGCTTATGCAGGTGATGATATCAATATAGACACTGGCGCTTTAGGCGGTGCTACTGTTATCTCTGACCTAGACTTCAATGTTACTACAGACGCTCAGGGTCATGTTACTGATGCTAATGCTACAATAGCTACTCGTAACTTGACTGCTGCTAACCTCGGTGCTTTGAAGGACACCACTGACACCTTCACTGGCACACTCACGGTTACAGGGTCTGTAGTGGCTTCAGGTAACGTCACTGCGTATTCAGATGCTAGATTGAAGAGTGACGTAGGAGCCTGTATGGGGCTGTCTGCGGTAGAAGCCATGAACGGCTACAACTACACTATGAACGATGAGATATGCGCTGGAGTGATCGCACAGGAGCTAGAGGAGGTAGCACCAGAGCTTGTGATCGACAACGTAGACGGATTCAAGTCTGTGAACTACATGGGACTCACTGCATACTTGATTGAGGCTGTGAAAGACTTATCAGCTAAGGTTAAAGAGCTGGAGGCTAAGTAATGGCATTACCTAGCGGCACCATTACGATGCAAGACCTCCAGAACGAGTACGGGGGTAGTAACCCTGCCAGCCTATCAGAGTATTACCGAGGTGGCACCTATGTGAACACAGAGCGCGTTGACATCACTGATGATTCCACAAGATACATTGTAGGTGTAGACTACTGGTTCTGGGATACCAACAACGGTATAGAAGGGGTATACATTGACGGTGTTCTCGATAACTCATTCGCTGAGAACTCACAGACTCAATACTTCTACGGTACAGGTAACGTTAGATACTATAGAGCATATGGAGGAGGAATTGTACAGGGTGAGTTCCCTACTGGTGTGTTCTACTATAACTTAAGGACATGGACTCAGACGACAAACCAGATAAACACAACTGTCCCTGCAAGTGGAACAATCAGTCTGAATAATTTTAAGAACCAAGGTAACTAAAGGAGAAAGACATAATGGCAATGTTTGACGGATTTTCAGCGGAGGACTTCCAGAAGGCTATTGAAGCCAACCCTGAAGCATGGGGTAAAGCCCTAACAAGCGGTCTTAACAACGGATCACCAGCAGGTAATCCCGGCTTTAGCCAGTCGGATACAGGCGGTGGGATGATATGGACAGAAGAAGGAGAAGCTACCCAAGCAGATAAGGATCAGTTCGCTAATTGGTCTAACGCTCAGACGGGCGGTAATATGACAGGGGACTTCGAAACACAGACTCTTCAAGAGCAGTACCAACAGAAGATGGCTGATAACCCTGATATGAAATACTCGGATGCCTTTATGAAGGTAGCTGACGGAACTGACACCTACTTAGGTCAGTCATATCAGAAGTCTATAGGACAGGACAACCGATCACCGAACGGTGGTTTACCAGCAGACACGGCGGTAGACTTGGATTTCGGGGTGGGCATGAGCACAAAGAAGGCTCAGGAACAACAGATTCAGCAGAACGCAAAGACCGAAGCAAACGCAACCATCCCCGTAGAGGAAAGCAACCTAAACGCAACACCTAATCAAGGTATGCTTGCTCAGTCAGCAGGTACAGAGCTTCCCCAAGACTTCCTAGCTGACTACTACAATACTGGTGATGGCAAGGGTATGTTTGAGGAAGACTCAGCGGCAGTCGATGCAGCTAATGCCACTCCTAACGAAGCCGTACCCGTAGAGGAGAGCAATCTAAGCCCAACGGCTACCCCTGAGGAGGAGGTTGTAACGTCAGGCGCTCAAGGCGTAGAGGGTGGTACTCCTCTAGATGAGTTCCTTGTGTTCGTTCAGGAAGCTAACGGTAACTATCAGACAGAGCTGGATAGGATAGCACGTAGCGGACAGTATGACAGAGGCTCTCAGATTGAGGATGCCTCTAGTCACTTTGCTAGTGAGCAGACCGACCTTATCATGGCTGAGATGGAACGCTTAGGTATTACTCATGATATGTTGCAGCACTCAGTAAGTGGTAGTTCTAACGATGGCTACCGTGACCTAGGTGTTGCTAATCAGACTGCCTACGGTCGTGACTTCATGAACATGGTGAACAACGGTGACTATGGTGGTACTAACCCTAGGGATATAGCAGCACAGCCAGCAACAGAAACAATCTTTACTAACGATCAACTAGGAGACTTCACACTACAGGAAGTACCTGACAGCTCTGTATTCGATGATCCCTTCGTTGGTATGATAGCAGGGGCCTTGGCTCCAATTACAGGCGGCTGGTCAGTCGTTGCACTTCAAGCAGCTAAAGCAATTACAGGTGAAACACTACACGCTGGCAACTACGCCTCTGCTGTAGGCGCTATGGCAGGTCAGATCACTGACGTACTGGTTTCTCAAGGATTACCTCTGGAGTACGCTGAGCAAGTCACTAAGGCTATTTCTGCTGGTTCTGATGCAGTAGGCCAGTCAGAAGACGAGAATGGAGATATCGTATGGCAACCTGTTGACGTATCTGATATTCTAGGTGATGTACAGGTACAAGTGCCAGACTTCGAAGGGCCAGTAAAAGAGGAGGACGACGGAGGGGGCGGTTCAACAACAGACAGCTCTACGGAAGACAGTTCATCCTCTAGTACAGAGAGTCCACCGACCAACCCTTCACCAAACAATCCGCCGGAGAGTGGTAGTTCAGGTGGTGAAGACCTTAGTGATGACTGGGTCTGGAGTGACGTAAATCAGGATGAGGAGGAGGTCTTCGGTGATGACTTTGAAGCACCCCCTGAGATAGGCGAGGACACAGATACGGAGCTAGGCCCTGACGACCCTGCGTGGTGGAAGGACATACTAGCAGGTATTGTTCCTGATAAGAACGGGAACATGCCTTCAGATGACCCATTTGGAGATACAACTGACGATGAATCAGATGGGTTAGACGGAGACGACGATGTCATTGAAAGCGAAACTACTGGAGATGACACTGATGGGACTACTGACGCTGACGGGACTACTGGTGATACTACCACTGGGGATGTTACTGATGATACTGGGACGACTACTGACACAGGAACAGGAACTACTGGAACAAACACTGACGAAGAGGTCGTAGACGAAACCGGAGCCGAAGGAGAAAACCCTGACGATAATGTTGAAGGTGGCCCCGGCCCCGGCACTGGCCCCGGCGATGGTGACGGAGAAGGTGAAGGAGAGGGTGAAGGCGACGGCGGTCAGGTAGGTAAGCCCTTTGCATCTGGAGGGGGTGGTACTGAAGCTGAGTGGACTGAACTGTTCCCCTACACTAAGATCACACCTTTGCAGAAGAAGAAGCTGCTACCTATGGTCAAGTACATTAAACAAGCACGAGGAATGGTATGACATACCTAGAAGTAGTAAACGAAGTGCTGACTCGTCTTCGCCAAGACCCTATCACGGGGATCATTGGTGAGGATGACGAGTCGGCCAAGATGGTAATCAAGCTAGTGAACGATGCCAAAACCAAAGTGGAGAATGCCCATAACTGGAGTGTTCTCCGTAAGGAATGGAATCTCACTACTGTAGACAGCCAGAAGCGGTACGACCTACTAGACTCGCACAACTATATCAAAGTAGAGAGCATGTCTAACGAGGACGCAGGCTACTGGATTGAGCAGACCAGCACTAAGCAGATGAAGCAGAAGCACTGGGGGCCACAGGTCGCTGGTAATCCTCTGTTCTTCACTGTGTCTGGTGCTGCCTCTAATGGTAACGCTACTGTCGATGTATGGCCTCTCCCTAAGGCAGGTGTCAGCCTGTCCGTTGAGGGGTTCCAGAATCAGGATACTCTTACAGCAGATGGCGATATCTTGCTAGTCCCTGCCCTGCCTGTGATCTACGAAGCCTTAGCTATGGCAGCTAGAGAGCGTGGTGAAGTAGGCGGTCAGACTGCTCTGGAAATATTCGGAGTAGCCAAGCAATACCTGATGGACGCAGTAGCCCTAGATGGCGCACTGTCTCCTCTGGACAACATCTGGTACTCAGTCTAATGTCACAGCCTCAAGTAAACGTCAACGTCCCTGCTGTTGGTTCTAATGGCATCAACACAGAGGACTCTCCAATCTCACAAGATCACTCTTTCGTAGCAGTAGCTGACAATGCTGTTATCGATAAGTTTGGTCGAATTGGAGGGCGCAAGGCGTTCGCCACTGACACAGTTACTTTCCCCTCCCCTCCCACTATCGTTGGAGCAGTAACCTACAACCTAGAAATTGACTCACTCGAAGGAGGGGTTATAGGGCCTTCGTCCAAAGTTCTAGCTATAGGCACCTACACAGGCTATGATGCTAACGGTGGTGTCGTAGGTCGTGCTCGGCGTATCTTTGAGCGATCTGGTTCAGTACTGACCGTAGCAGGTGGTACTCCAACTATCAATGACGATAGCACTCTCTCCTCTGCCCAAATCGTAGCCACAGATGACAGGTTCTATATCTTCTCTGAAGGTAACGAGGTTCTAGTGTGGAACGGGACAGTAGTCACTAACCTGTCTGCTGATGGGGCTTATATCGGTATCGATAACGGTGCAGGGCCAGAGATACCTACGTTTGACCGTGGTATGGCCGCGTATGGCCGTATATGGGCCACAGGGCATGAGGGTGACAGTAACACTGTGTACTACTCAGACCTCCTCATAGGGTCTTCTTGGTACACTACAGGCGGCACAGACCCCCTCTCTACTGCTGGTAAGATCAACGTACTAGAGAACTGGCCTAACGGTAGGGATGAGATAGTAGGGATAGCAGCTCACAACAACATGCTGATCGTATTTGGTCGTGAAGCTATACTGGTGTACAACGCTGGTTATGGCGATCCTGCTGACCCCGCTAGTGGCTTTACGCTACAGGATACTATCTCTAACGTAGGTTGTGTGGCCAGAGACGCTATCGTGAATATCGGTACTGACGTTCTCTTCGTAGATGACTCAGGTGTCCGGTCACTAGCTCGTACCATTCAGGAACGCTCCTCCCCTATGGGTAACCTTACAGTTAAGGTTCGTGGAGACATCACAAGCCTGATTGCTCAAGTAGACAGCGATACTATTAAGATGGTGTATGACGGTTCTAACAACTTCGCTCTGGTGCTCTTTGAGTCTGAGCAGTTAGTGTATTGCCTAGACCTTAAGCTGTATACCTCAGGCGGTGTATCCCGTGTCACACGATGGACAGGTTGCGGCTTCAAGTGTATGGAGTTCATCGAGGAAGCCAACACGCCTACCTTGTTACTTGGTGGACGGAGCAACACAGGAGTGCTGAGGTACGAAGGATACACACAGCATGACAGCCTCCCTTACCTCTTCAAATACTACAGTAACCCTATGAACTTCGGAGAGCCTGCTAAGACTAAGATCGTTAAGCAGGTAGACTACACAATTATCAGTGGTCAGTTCGATGCTGAAGGGTTCGCAAAGTACGGGTACGATAACATAGGCGAGTACAAAACTAAACGATTAAACCTTATCGCCAACCCAGCCGCCTACTACGGTGAAGCAATATGGAATGAAGAAACATACGGTGCCTCAGATGAGCTAATCAGACGATACAGGGTTAATACAGGTGGTTCAGGTGAATCACTGGTTATAGGATTAGAAACCGAAGTACTAGGCAACACAGTCTCACTTCAGGAAATCAACGTACAAACACTTATAGGAAGGATTAACTAATGGGCGCAGAAACAGAAAATGACCCCGGTATGCTTGAAGGACTGTTACCTACAGCAATAACAGGTGCTGCAGGCTTGGCTATGGCTGGTGACATAACTACCACTGGCGCTAACCTGAATGACGAGCTTCAAGGGATGGCTGATGAAGCTGCAACGAATACAGCGTTCACAGGGTATGGGGTAAAGACAGGACTCAGTCCCACTGAAACCACTATTGCCGCAGATGGTAGTATTGAATCAGCAGTAGGCCCTGACAGTAAGCTACGGACAGCAGGTGGTAACGCCATAGTAAATGGTAAGACTGGTATGCAGAACGCCATGACTGGACTAGCCAGCGCTGGCACTAACGCTAACACGGGCAGGTTTGACACCGCTATGGGTAACGCTGCCATGATGACTGGTTTATCGTCTGGTAACGGCAACGTAGGTAGATTCGATACCGCGATGGGCAATGCTGCAGCAATGAATGCCTACTCATCTAACAACCCTAATGCGGCTGGTGCTGGTGGTATGCTCCAAGGTGCTATGGGTGGGTTGGCAGGTCAGCAAGCTGGAGCCTTAGGTGCTTCACAGCAAGCCATGAACAACAGTATGCAGGATAACGGCGCTAGAGAGCAAGAGATATACGGTCGTATGATGGCCGCTCAACAGCCGGGTATGGATAGAGCAAGGGCAGGAATGGAAGCTCGTGCTCAGGCACAAGGTCGAGGCGGTATCTCAGGCTCTCAGTACGGTGGTTCTGGTGAGCAACACGCTCAGTCAAGAGCAGAAGCAGAAGCCCGTAACTCAGCTATGATGGGTGCTATGAACCAGAGCCAGACTGAGATGATGAACCAAGGTCAGTTGTCTAGCATGTACGGCCAGATGGGACAGGGCGCTGCGGGTATGCAGGGTAACCTAGCTAACATGTACGCTAATGTAGGTGCTCAGAATGCACAGATCGGCCAAGGCGCTACTGCACTGGCTTACCAAGGTGCTAACCAGATACAGCAAGCAGGCATACAGAACGCACAAGTAGGTCAAGGGGCGGCAGCTCTAGCCTATCAGGGAGCTAACCAACTCCAGAACGCAGGTATCCAGAATGCTCAGCTAGGACAAGGTGCTTACGGTCAAATGGGTAACATTGGTGCTCAGATGATGAATGCTGGCACTAACGCCTACAACGCACAGTACGGTGACATGAACGCAGAGCTAGGCTACTTAGGTGCTGGTGCAACTAACGCTGATATGTCTCAGACTGGACAGATCACTGGAGCTAACCTTGGCGCACAGCTTGACCTTGGTGGAGCACAGATAGAAATGAACGCTAACAAAGCAGCCTCTGAACTATACGGTAATATGTTCGGAGCCATGGCAGCTCCACTAGGGAATCTAGGGAAAAACATGGATGATGCAGGCGGTTTCATGGAATGGCTGAAGAACCTATAAGGAGAGTAACATGGCAGGATCAGCAATAAACTTAGGTGGTATGCTTTCTCAGATGGGTAACAGCATGGGCAACATGGGTGATAGCGTAGGTCGGGGTATGTTCCAACCTATGCTTGACAAGCAGGCAGAAGAACGTGCAGCACAGCGACAGATAGACGAGGAAAAGCGTAAGGAAGCCTACCTCGATAGACTCAAGGCAGAAGCACTCCTCAAAAAGCAAGGGGAGATGAAAGACGCTCAGGTTATCACAGGGGAAGCTCAGGCCAGCTTGAATACCTTGGACGGTAGAGGCTATGCCGAGAAAGGTCGGCAGATGCAAGACGCTGGCATACTACACGGCAACGATGATATGTTCGACGCAGGCGCTAAGATGATTGTTGATGCTGAGGGAATCAAAACTCAAGGTGCTATGAAAGGTATCTACGAGATTGAGAAGCAGCTCGATAATCAGGACATGGGTAAAGAAGCAACGGCTCTTGCAGCTAAGACTGGTATGTCTCAAGAAGATGCTATGGCTCAAGTCCAAAGGCGTAATGAGATACTGACTGCTCGTAAGGCAGAGCTGGAAGAGGTTCCGGGTGTAGCTGCTGCACAGGCTGACCTACGTCTCAAGCAACAGACAGCAGAACTGAAGCGACTGGAAGTGGCTGGTGCTCGACACGCAGAAAATGCCAGAACAGAAGCAACGAACGCATCAAGGGCTGCGGCTGCAATCATGCAAGGAGCAGAGCCTAAAAAAGCCTATGAAAACTTAACAACCGTAGAAAGAGAAAAAGCACAGCAACTTGTAGGAGACTACAGTTCTAAGGCACAAGAGCGTCGCGACCTAGCTGTATCGGTTGTAGATCAACGTGGTAGCCTGAAAGGAGCGGAGCTTACTCGGTACGAGCAGACACTAGCTGCTGGTCAAGGGTTTAAGACTGCTAACAAAAACCTTGCTAAAGCACGTGACGCTCAAGCTGCTGCTGAACTGGCAGGGAAGGTTAAGCTGGAACAACAGAGAGCTACTGCTGATGCTGCTTCTTTGATGACTCAGTTACTGACTACCAGTAGTACTGATGGCTGGCTTAAGTTCGATGCTAGGGAAGACATGCAAGAACACTTCAAAGATTTATCTCCAGACGAAAGAAAGCAGGCGATTATTGATGCTGCTGTTATCTACCAAACTGAATTCAACAGTAACGAAGGCGATCAACAAGCTGCTGCTGAAGTAGCTATGACTGCTATTGCTAGACAGTACGGTCTTGATACAACAGTCAACGTAGCTATGACGGAACAGCAGAAGACGTTTGACGCTGACTGGAAGCTCAACAAAGACGACGTACTAGAGCTGTACAAAGGTGATTTCCCTGACGGTATGACTGAGAAAGATGAGGCATGGGTTAGAAGTCGGTGGGAAGAAGACTCTCTTAAGGAAGCATCAGAAGCAGCACATGCAGAATCATGGGGCAATAACTATGGTCGAATTGGTCAATCCGTTCCGAGGTAACAAGTAATGAGTAGAATACCTGCCGAGCTATTAGGAGGGGTTGTCAAAGATGATACCCCTATCCGCCCTGACGTAGACTTGAGTCAAGCGCCACGAGCTACTGCTGTTGTAGAGCAAGCGGAGTACGACAAAAGAGTTAGCGGAGAGATCGCTTTAAAAGGAATGACATTTGGACTGTCTGACAGAATGACTGAGCTTATGTCTGGAGATGCAGACTTACAGAGGTATCTGACAGAATCAGACAGAGAGCAATATGAAACCATGAACCCCGGCAAGTCTATGGCCTATGAGATCGCAGGTAGTTTGCCTACTTCTCTGGGCCTAGGCGGTGCATTAGCTAAGGTTGGTATTAAGAGTGCTGCTGCTGTAGGTGGTATAGAAGGTGCTGCCTATGGTTTGGGTACTGAAGGTGTTGAAGGAGGTGTGATAGGAGGGATTGCTGGTCTTGCTGGAGGTAAGGCTATCGACGTACTCATGGGTAAGATGAAGTCTGCCGCTGCTAAAGGGGAGAAGTACACTCCTACTACTGCTGAGAAGAAGATGGCTATCGACGGTAACGCTGATAACATCACCGATAAGGAGTTGTATGACGAGATAATTGAAGCTAACAAACGTCAGACTATTGAGAACAACCGTGTCTTATACGACGAAGCGGAGAAAGCAGCCAAGACTCTGAAGAAGCATAAGGACTACGTAGGGCCTCCTACTTTCAAGGTTGCAGATGACCTAACACCACCAACAGCTAACGATGGTTTCAATATCGCAGATGCTTGGCAGTATGCTGAAGAAGTGTTCGGTATCACTAACAGGAACATTACTGAGATCGTGGAAAAGCATGGTGGTATGAAGATATCTAGTAAGATGGACTCTACCTACAAACCTACTGTTATGGAAGTGTTGAAGCTAGACAAGATGTTCACTAAGTCTGGAACACCACCACCACCTCCCGGACAGATTGGGCAGTGGTACGAGAAGACCTTCCTTCCTGTTGTTGACGTGGTACGTAAGTACTACTCCCCTAAGGTAGCAGCACAGCTTGACAGGTCATACGATACAACCACACGTAGGAACGCTTTCTTCACAGATACTTTGATGAAGCCTATGGAGAACGTCT